CTGTTGTATTTACAATGCTCCACTTACCAGTTTCTTTATTTAACATTGGTCTGCGACCAAAGTATTTCTTTGTATGTGCTTTTACTTTATGCGTATTAGATTTCTTCTTTATATTTAAAAGCGATTTTAAATCACTATATGTTCCTTGTCTTGGTTTCTGCCTTTCAGGGTTACCTGTCTGTACTCCTTTTGTATCTATAACAAAGGATAAAGCTCCTTTCCTGTTTCTATTTCTTCTTTGAAATTCTTTTACTTTCATTTCATAATACTGATCTTCTGTTTCTTTCCCATCGTGTATTAATCTAGCATGAGGAGCTTCGTATATAATTTCAAATCCACCCATGTTAGGTACTAACTGACCGCTATTTTTCAACCAACCAGAACCTTCTGGGCATAGTCTTTGAGATTCTTCAAATACTTCTTCTCCCAGTTCTTGAACTATTTCTAGAATTTCATCATCCATGAATTATTATACCTCATTTTATAGTAAAATTTTCTATTTTAAACACATTTCTTTACACCTTCTTCACAAGAGCTTAAACCATCATATGATTCCCAATACTCTTCTTCTTCATCATAAGGCAATAAATTTCTTTTCTGTAATTCTTGTCGAGTTTGTTCTAATCTTAATTCTATATTATTTATATCTTGACGCAGGTTTTCTAATTCAGTTTGTGTTCGGCTCTGGGTATTATCCCAGCTTAATGAAATTGCGGTTAATATAAATATAAAAAAGATTAAGTAGTAAAAGCGTATCACTGTAAAGGGATATCTTCTTTTATAATTTGCCTAGCAGCTAGTTTATCATATACTTTATCTTCTAATGAATCTTTTTTGAATACCGCCATAGTTGCTCCTACACCTAATGCAAGTGCCCCTAATGCTGGTAAACCTTTTACTATTCCTTTTGCTATATCTTTACTTGTCATAAAGTTCTCCTTTCTTTACTTTATTCTCCTTCTAATATTTTCATACCTAAAGCAATTATACCACCGATTGTTGCTGTAGATACTTCTGGCATATTGTGAAATAAACCAACTACAGATAAAGTAGTAAGACATGCTATCGCTAAAAATATTTGAGGTCTAAATTGTCCCATTAGTTTTCAATCCTTCTTTTTAATTCGTAATAATCATCCACTACATCTAAACATGCTTGAACTTTATCTTCTTGATTTAATATTATTACATTTAACTTATCTATTTCAGATTGCATGGTTGCCATATTAACTTGAAGCATAGTAAACCAACTTACAGCTGATACTATTATAGCACCAAGAGTTAAAACAATTGGTAAAGTTATTTGATATTTATTTTTACCTACTTTTACATCCATTATTTCTTTACCCTAAGCCATACAATTCTTGCAGTTCCTACCACTCCTATCACTACTGAAGTCCAAGAAATGATCTGAACTGTCATTATATCTTCTCCAAACCCATGTCTAGATAGATCTGCCATTATACCACCAAATACTATTAGTGGTATAGGAAACCATTGTTTCAATAAATCTTTCATCTATGGGCTAACGCCTCCCGGTGGGCTAGGTTCTGATAACAACACTTCATAGTTGTTGTTAACTTCCCATATGCTAGCTAGTGTAGTAGATTGTATAGTAAATTCCTTAGTTGCTAAGTTACTATCATGTCCAATCTGCGAGAACTGAATAGTTAATTCACCAATATCAGCTTGTCTAATTACACATGTACCACCTGTTGACACGATGTTGCTCAAAACTAACTTGTTAATCTTAGCGTTAGTATTTGTTAAAGCACCTGTGTCTAACCAAATTCGGTCATAAGTACCACCTTCAGTCTGTAATAAATCTGCCATGAAGTTACCACCTGATACTCTTAAGTTTCTTAATGTACTTGTAAGAGTCTGTGCAATACTTAATCCATCAGCAATATTTTCTTTGACTATAACCTTGTGGGCATTTACGTCTGATAATGTTAATGTCTTACATGTATTTCTTTCAAACAATAACTGTCCTATCTCTAGTCTTGCTGTTGTTCCAGCTTTCCCTTCAATTAAAATGGCTTCAGCTTTACCTGATGGTAGTGCTGAACCTGTATATGCAGTACCGATTGATACGTTTGAAATGTTTATTTCTTCTACTGGAGTATTTCCAAGTACAATCCTTAACGTGTTGTCGTCTGGATTATCTTTTCTCCACGCCATTTCTTTCTCTAATGTTTCGCTTGGATATTCAGATGGAGCTGCGTAAATACCCGGTGATCCGTTAGCAAAACTTCTTTCTACTACGATCTCATTTACTGCAACTGCTGTTGTAGCTGTACCACCTGCGACTAATAGACCAACCGCCATTTGTGGATTTAATCCCATACCTCTTAACAAAGAATATGGTGATCTCATTACTTTGAAGAACCTTCTCCACTTAGCTGATTCTCCATTTAAGTATTCTATTTTATTAAATAGCCAATCTCTAAACGCTTTTACATCTTGATAAATGTAAAGGGGCGACTTTAATATAGCCATAGGAGTAGCTTTTAGTACATTAATTAGTTGTTTTAAACTTCTAATATGTACAGCTAGTCCTGCGACTACAAGTCCTGTTGATATACCTATAGAATACCAATACCATGTCTGCAAGAACTCTAAGTAATTCATTACTGCAGTATATGTGATAACATAATTAAAGTATGCTATCTGTATCGGTGCAATATCCCACCATAAATTTACAGGATTTACTGTTGTTAGTGTTAGTCCTGTTACTCCAACTAATATTGCCAAGAAAGTAAATGCCATTAGTGTAGCACTTGCAGTTTTCTGCACGACACTAGGCACCTTTACTTTTGGTTTAGGCAATCTAAAACTAGGTAATTTAAGTTTTGGCTTTGGTATTCTAATTTTCATCTTATTCTTCCCCCTAGCTAGTGTATTCTCCTACAACTAGCATAATAGATAATACTATAGATATAAAAAATGCTATCTTTATAATGTTAATTTTTGACATATCTTCATTTAATCTCCTTAATAAATGTAGATTCTCTATATTATTATACTAAATTTTGGCTCCAAACTTCCGGTAAAATGTCATTAAATTGACTTTCTGACCCATCATATCTGTTTAAATATATGATTTCTTTACCAATTTCGCCATATTTAGGATGATAATACAATACTAGCTGTCTAGGTTTATTAATAGCTTGAACTCGTTGCATAGCATACTCGTCTCCGCCTTTCATACAACCACATACATGTATTGAACCTGTACCTACATCTATCTCATCTATTCTGTGGAAGTGTCCCATTAAAACTGTGTCAAAGTATGTAGACATTCCTGCTTCATCTAAAAGATTAGCTCCTTCTGTCATATCAAGATTTCTAATTTCATCTTCTAATCCTCTTCTAAATTGAAGGACATTTCTCATATTCAATATACCTTTAGTAATAGCAGTGCCACTACCAGCTCCATTGATGAAATCTCCGTGTGTTAATAGTATTTGTCTATTAGCAACTTCAATAGTAGTAGAGAATGTTTTGGGGATATGAAATTCTATGTTCTTCTGCTCTCTGCAAAAGGCTGCAATCCATTGATACAACATGTAATCCCAATCTTGATGCTTATCTTTCATAGGTGGCTTCCTAGTCATACGACCATGATTACCTACGACACATGGTACTCTCATTTTATCAAAGTGTGGAGCAAGAAACATCAATGCTTGTGAAATAAGATTAGCTCCTCTAATCATTTGTCCCATACAATTATCAACATTAGTTCTAGCTAACTCTTCATGTATGTCTCCACTAATCATATCTCCGAGCATAGGAACTACAAGTTCTTTTACTTCGGTAGTATTTCTTCTCATCTCAGCTAAAGTGAGTACCTGATTTGCCCATCCATAAAGCCTTCTGTTGAAGATATCAATGTTGTAGTGATTCAAACCTGACATCTGATCACTTTCAACTCTATCTCCAATGTGAGTGTCAGTTAAAGGAGCAATCATACTTTGAACACTGTCACCCGTTTTTTTACCTGAAGGCTTTCGGATTTTAACTTTCTTTGCTTTATTAAATGCAGGAGCTAATTTCATTATAGATTCTTCAAAAATCTCTTGTTTAGCTTGATCTTTAATTGTAGTTTCGTATAGTTTTTTAAAGTATTTAGCTTCTGCTTTATATGTTTCTGCCTTCTTACCCATCTTAATATGGTAAGTAGGATCTAAATCTGGATCTATTATTTCATTTTCTTGATCTAAATAGACCTCTTTGTCGTACCATCTTTGAATGTTGGTTCGGTGTATATCTATCCCGAATGTTGTCTTCAACCATTCTGATAGACTGGTCCACGTTTCCCCTGCCTGTCTTCGTTTTATCAACTCGTTCTGTGCTTGAGTTGGTATTTTTGTTTCGCCTTTGTTCCACATGTTTGCTCCTTGCTTTTCTTAAAATAATTTGTCTACCGCAATTCATACATTTTAAATCATCGTCTTCATCAAATCGCATGAATCCATTACATTTATCACATATATTTCCAGTGTTCTTATTATATTTTATCATATTTGGTATAGCTGTGTCAAGTCTATTTCATACCTTCTAGTAATTGTGGAGTGTACCAGATGTCTATATCTGACGCTACTTCTCCATCTTCTAAATACGTTGAGCCATCTTCAAAGTATAAAGGTCCTGTAAATAAATTAAGTCCTAATTTTAAGTCAGTTATAAATTTACTTACTTGAGCTTTTTCTACAGAGCTCATTCCGTCTCCATGTTCATAGCCTACAATAGATGCTTCTAAGTTTTGCCAATAAGGATCTATCCATAACCATTCATTAGTAAATTTTGCATCCCTACTCTTTTGAGCCAGACTTAAATATTCAGGTCCCCAATTAAAGTAGTTTACTCCAAGACATCTTGTTGGTGCTTGTTCACAAGCTCCTTTATAATCATAAGGAACTACCCAAACATCCTCACCTTTTTCTGCCCTTTGACCAGTAACAACCACTGCTTCTGTAGTATCAATGTGTGAAATTACAACATCTTTACCTGAATCATAGAATTCATTAACTACTTGTGTAGGGTCTAAAGTCATACCCGGTATATGAAACCAGAAACCAATCCAAGTTATATCAAATTCTATATCTCCATCGGCACAATGTTTTGCTCCTAGGTAAGTTGCATTTGCTAATCTTCTTGTTTCATCATTAATTAATGGTCCTAAGAATCCTATCTTACCATCCTTAGATTTAATTGCTGCAGCACATCCTGCTATCATTTGTCCATATTCCATTTTACCCATTACATTAGATACATTCTTTAGTTCTTTTCGATAATCTGTACCTACAACTAAAGCACTATCACCTGTAGACCAGACGAAATCAGTGTCTGGATATTTCTCTGCAGCCTCTAATATACCATCTTTCATATCATCTGACGTTGCAAATATGATAGTCGCACCCTGTGAAATCATATCTTCAGCGATAGAAGGTATTGTTAAATCTGGTGAGTCAGCAGGATTTACCATATCTACTGTGATCATCTCACCACCTAATTTAGATGCCGCATATTCACCACCTTCATAGTGAGCTTGTGACCATCCTTTATCGTTCTTTGGACCAACAAGAATCATTCCAATTTTTGTTTCTTGTGGTTCCTCTAGACTATCACATCCTAAAAATAGGAGTGGTAGCATTGCTAGTAATAGTATTGATTTAAAAAGTTTAGACATCTTGCTCCCCCTTTAGCTCTTTTACAAAAATAGGTTCATCTACTCTTGTAAATGTATGTGTCTGTAGATTATACTTTGTAGCATAAATCTTTATTTGTTTGTCGTCTATTTCGTAGTCAAAGTGTATATCACCTTTACTATCTAACGCCCCGACTTTTGGCGTATAAATAAATCTACCCTCATTCATTACATACTATACCCACCACCGTCTCCGGTTGAATAAGTTTTCTTTTGTCCTTTTGGAGGTTGTATTTCTTCATCTTCATCATTATCATCATCTAATACTTCAATCTTTTGTTTTTTATCATCTAAGGTTTCCCTCTCTGCAAAAGTAGTTTGAGTAGTTGCGGCACTATATCCGCTATATTTTTCTAGATTAGTTACAAATTTTTCTAATTCATCTTCACTATCTTTTTCTATTTCAGGATTATCATCAACAAAATCTTTATCTCCACCACGTTTGTATGGATTTGCTTCTCTCATTGTAGGTGATAAACTACTTGTTGCACCACTTGAATATGATTTTAAAGTAACTAATCCGGGATTTGCTGCCGATGCTACTTCGTCTTCGGTAGATTGATCTCTACCTTCTTTTCTAGATTGATCATCTAAATTTTTTATTTTCTGTTCCATATTTTTCTGTTCAATAACTGCATCATTATCATCTTCATCATGATCTTTACCTTTAAATTCAGAAACTTTAGGGGGTTCTTCATTTGTATTAGGTTTTTTCCAATCTAAAGTTTTTCTCCCTAGATTGCCACCATAGCCTCTAGTTGGGTATTCAGCTTTTCTTACAGAGTTAATTAGTTCAACTACTGCTTTAGAAAGATCTTCGCTCTTAGGCACTGGGGTATATTCATTAAGAAACCTACCTAATCTTTCTATACCACTCTTTTTATCTTTCTTTCTTTTTATTTCTCGAATATGATTCTTTTTTCTTTTATAGCCTCCACCACCATAAGTAGGATTGAAGATGCCAGAGTTAGTAGATGTGAATACAGTTCCACCACCACTTCCAAAACTTCCAGAAGTCGCAGCTCCTCCTCCACCTGCTCCACCACCATTATCTTTATACATGGCTTTTTTAGTGGTTTTAGATTTTTTCGATGCTTGATATCTATCTAACATTCTTCTACCTTTAGCAGCAAGTTTTTGAGCTTGTTGTCTTGTACTAGGTGCAGCTTCACCCCAAGCTCTAGCTGCCAAAGCTAATCTTGTTGGGTTTCCTTTCTTGTCCTTCATTGGACCTCTAGGATTTGTATAGAATCTTGTAAGAAAGCTACCCTTCCTTCTTTTCTTTTCAGGTGTATCAGCTTTTCCTTTTACACCCGGTTTTAAATTAGCACCTTCTTTTCTTTTAAAATATTTACGCCCTGCTGCAGTTAAACCACCTTTAGGACTTTTAACTTTTTTACCTTTATATTTTTGTTTTAGAATATTTAAATAGATATTATTCTTCCTCATAGAGATCCTCCTCATTATCATTAGGCTTCCTCATATTGTTACCTGTTGGATCATAACTTATTTTGTTTGTTGCATTGGATGCTAATGGTCGAAAAGTTGCCTTTTCTACATAACCTATTCCAGTCGCTCCAACATTTGCTACATAATCTATTCCACCATCTATGAACCATATTTTAGTTCCTTCATCATTAGAACTTTTTATCATAGGAGATTGATATCCTTTGTCTGCTAAGTCTTCTACCCACGTTTTTGCAAACTTAGCTTCGTAATATTTAGGTCTCGGTCTCATATGTGGAGGTATCTTATCTAATCCTAAGTCTCTATCTTCTTCTTTATCTTTCCTGTTATCAAAATATGTATCTATATCTTTCTCTTTTTTTCTAGTTGGATCAAATTCTTTGCCATCATATGCTTTATCTAGTTGTATAGTTTTGATAGCTACTTTATTATACTTCTTAGATCCTGTTAATTCTTGCATTTTATCTTGATATTCAGAAGAAAGTTTAGTATTTTCTTTATCTACTTCATCTTTTAATAAGACATAGTTACCTTCTTTAGTATATCCAAACACATTTGGAAGTATATAAGAATTTAAAGTCATATCTGTTTTCCAAAATTCTCCCTTAGTATCTGGGTGATTTAATTGTTTTGCTGCATCAGTAGCCATTCGTTTCTGAAAATCTTGAAAATCTCCATCTGTTTTTATAAAACTTAAACTACCATCAGTTTTTGATACGAAGTCTTTAATATTTTTAATTGTCATGTTAGTTGCTTTTGAATGTCTAAAGGTATGATTTTTAATTACATAGCCTTTAGAAACTTTCATAACAGCATTATGATATTTTTGAACGTCTCCTTCATCATAGAATTTACCATCTTGTTCAAATACATAATCATCTTCACCTTTATTCTTTAAAATAGTATCTAAACCTTTTGCTAATCCAGCATTTTTTATAGTTCCAGATTGTATAGTTTCTTGTTTTCCGG